TTCGAGTACCTTAGTAGCAGTCCGTACTTGAACAGAGGTTACGTCGTTGCCGTCCTCGTCTTGTCCTGTGACTACTTCTACTTTGTCTGCTACCACTGCTTTAGTTAATGCCATTGTCTTTCTCCTTTAGTCCGTCTCAAGAATCCACTTGAGATAATTATTGAGTGCTATAAGTGCACTGGAAAAACATATAGTTTGCATTGTCGTTTGTTCCAGTCGTTAAATCAGTTACGTCTGAACCTATTGTTGGACCATCCACGGCAGTTCTGTAATACAAAATAACAAAAGATGAATTTCCACCTACATATCCGGTTAACGGAGTTTGACCTGCAAATCCCGTTATGCGCCCTATATTTGCGGCTGACCACCTTGTAGCGGTGAAAGGTAATCCTGTTATGCGAAGAAGCCCAGAGCCGCCGGTTATGTCAACGGCATCCGTTCTGATAATCCCCGATACAGATACTAAACTACCGATTTTTACGTAGGCACACTCTTGATCATCCATTGTTATAGAAGCGAAAGCGCCTGAAGCGGGTGCATAAACAGGACTCCACGTCCCTTCTTCATAGTCATCCAGATGGTTGGCTGAACCTGTGCCGCCGAGGTACACACCGCCTGACAGGTAGAGGTCTTTGAAGCGTGTACTAGAGTTACCCAGATTCATATCAGCATCACTAGATGCGCCACTATTATTTGAATCTGCTGGAACAATATCTGTACTACCAAACTTTAAGCCAGTTTGTCCTTGAGCGCCTATGTAAAAGTTAGTTCCGTTGTTAACACCAATACTACCGACGACAGCCGTCCCTTTTTGGAACTGCAAAAGCGTCCCGTCTGAGTTAAGCCTGTTGACATACAAAGGCGGATTACCGTCACGAGTTATAGTCGTGGAGCCTGAATTTCTTGCTCTAAATCCTTTGGCTGTTTCCCATGTTGATTCAGAAGTAGTACCAACCAGCACGTTGCCAGAATCACGACACAGATAAACATCGCCTCCTGTGAAATCTGCACCGCCTTCAACATTTAGTTTTCCAAGTCCTGACGTACCTGTACGATTAACCAGCAAGTTGCCGCTGGAGTCGATGCGCAGGCGTTCAGTAATATCACCTGAGCTTCCTCTGGTGCTAAGTTGTAAATAGCCCGCAGAGCCGCCTGTAGACTCTTGCCTTCCTGCAATTGCCGCGTGTCTTGCAGAACTAGTTCCTAGGCTTATTTGACCGCCGTTGTTTTGAGCCGCTGAGTTTGCCGTTATGTACAAAAGACCTGCGCTTGCAGTAACAGCATTGCTTCCTTGGATATGTGTTTGTGTAGCTGGACTGCTGGTGCCGGTGCCGATGCCGACGTTGCCGTTTGAGGTAATGCGCATACGCTCGACATCATTACCGCTTGAATCTCCTGTACTTAAAGTTAAGTGTCCGCCTGAGCCAACACCTTGCGTAAGCATTTTAATCTGCCCAACAACTCCTGCGCCTGCGCCAGAGCCGTCTGCTTTATAAAATTGCAAAGCACCGATTACATCACCATCAGAAGCAGAGCCATTAGTGTTTTCAAGTCTTATAACGGCAGTTTCATCACCCGCAAGATTCAGCAGGGTGTCTGGACTGCTTGTACCGATACCTACGTTGCCGCTAGTATCAATGACCATACGCTGACTAGCCGCAAAGGAATCATAAATAGCAAAGTTACTGCTAGAGTCTATTCCCATTTGATACGTTAGACTTGTCTGGGTATTAGCCGCTATAGTTAAGCCGTAACCTGCCGCTCCTGTATTGACGTGAAGCTTCGTAGACGGACTACTAGTGCCAACACCGACGTTGCCGTTACCGTTAATGACCATATGGTCAGCAGAGTTATTAGAACTAAGAACTAAAAGGTTAGCACCTCCGCTTTCACGAGCCTCAATCTCCGAGGTGTTTAACGATGTGCCTAACTTAATAGTAGTCCCGCCAGCGTTTGACAAGTGTAGCTGTGACGATGGAGTGCTAGTGCCAATACCCAACCGTTCATCAGCGGCATCCCAGTGAAACTTCGCAGTACTCCCCGTATCCTCATAGAAACTAATGTCGCCTGTATCTCTGTCAATAGACAATCTTTTGGTTTCTGGGTCTTGACCAACACCAATTTCAAACCGATTAAATGCACCTGAATATTTAAGGCTTGCACCATATTCAGATGTAGCTGTCGCAGTCTCATGCAAAAGGATTTTAGCGTCTGTTGCGCCACCAGCGGTGTTTATGTTTAGCGTAGCACCGCTTGAGTTGCTAACAGTCAAAGCATCAGCAGTCACTGTGCCGGTTACGTCGATGCCTGTGGAGGTTGCAGAAAGAATTGTACTGCTAGACGCAATAGTACCTATTCCCAAAGTAACAGCGGCGGCATTACTAACAAGGTTAAGATTTCCTGCACCTTCGTCTGCAATAAAAGACTCAGAGCCAGTGTGTTTTAGGCGTAAGTCAGAACTAGCTCCTAAAGTAATAGAAGCATTGTCACCAACACCTAAACCATCAGCAGAAATACTGCCCGTTACGTCGATGCCTGATGAGGTTGTGGCAAACTTAGTTGCACCATTAAAACTAAGGCTAGTTGCCCCAGTCGAAGCAAAAGTGGCCGACGTAGAAGTTCCGGCTGAGTTCGTTATTACTACTCCACCATCACCTTGAAGGTAAAGTGAACCAGTACCTACGTCTTGAATACGAGATTGACCCAAAGAAACATCGTGATAAATCTGTAGGTCAGAGCCAGCACCAAAGATAGCTTTATCATTGTCACCGAATAAAATATCTGTACCGCCAGTGGTATTACCGTTAGCAAGAACCTCAGCCAGTGTGTCTACTGTACCTACCTGAGAATCGACATACGCCTTGATCGACTGCTGAGTAGCCAATGCAGTCGCACTGTTGCTAGACATGTCGTCTTGGTCAAGGATGTCTGTAACTGTGACAGCGCCTGTGCCTGACAGGCCGTCAAACTCTACGTTACCGTTGACAGTAACAGCGGCAAAGGTAGGTGAGTCAGTAGTAGCTACGCCTTGATCCAAAGCCTTGACAGCAGTAATGTTAGTCAACTCACTGTCCATCAAAGCACCAGCGGCAGTAACATTAGTTGTGTCCGTTACGTCTGCTAAGGCTTCGATACCGTCTAGTTTAGTGCCATCAGTAGCAACGTCACGTCCGTCTACAGTACCGCCTACAGTAATGTTGCCTGTAGCAGAAACAGTAGTAGCAGAGACAGCGGCAGGAGTAGTGCCACCAATGACAGTACCGTCGATAGTACCTGAGTTGATATCGATGCCGGTGATCGCAGTAGTACCATCGAGCAAGTCGTCGATCGTATCGAAGTTAGTGTTTAATTTGGTTCCCCACGTATCTTCCGATGCGCCTACTTCGGGCTTAGTCAGGCTGTAGGTGGTAGTTGTAGTGTCAGCCATTTAAGCGGCCTCCCATATCTCTTCGGTAATGGTTTGATCTGTCCATGTAGCGCTATCTTCCGTCGTATCTGTCCAAGTCGCGCTGCTAATAACTACGTTTGACCAATCACCGCCTGGTTCAGGCTGATCAGTCCATGTCTCTGCATCAATCGGTTGATCGATCCACAGGATGATTCCTGATCCCGTGGTAGTCGATGCCCCGGCAATTGCAGAGCTTACATTTCGAGTTGCAGCGCCCACTATAGTGACAGCGGCGATACCTGCAATCGCAGAGCCTGCATTTAGCTTTTGCGATCCTGTCGCACTGATTATACCACTTGCAGAGATGTCTGACGCTACATTGCGTGTGCGAGCGCCAGAAACGGCAAATGAAGCTGTAGCACTAACAGAAGAGCTAACGCTGAAAGTGCGTGCGCCTGAGCCAGAAGTCGTCGCAGAGGCCGCTATAACGCTCTCTACTTGACGTATAACGCCGGCAGTGCATGAGGCAGTAGAGCTGGCCGCAATTGCGCTAGAAGACTCTCTGACGCGCTGACCAGCTACTACGGTAGAAGATGTCGCCGGGCCTAAACTAGCGGCATTCTCCAAGTCCGCAGTGGAGTAAGCGGCATAGCCATATCTCCACTGTCCGTAAAGCATCAGTCTAAGGTGATGTCTAAGTCACCAGCAGGGACACGAAACACATCGCCGGTTTCTACTGTTTTACTGGCTGTAAGCGTTCCATAGGCCATGAGGTTGCCGCTACTGGCCGCATCAAACACACCTACGTGCGTAATCGTACCCCAGTTATTGCCGGCTGTAGCGAATTCTACGGCTGCGCTGTTTGTGGCCTCATTGCCCGATACGGTAAAGGTAACAGCAACACGCGCATAGCTTGTGCCAGTACACTCAGTGCCGCCGCCGGTCTCGCCGGGAGCTGCGGTATATAGTGCGAGATAATGAGTGCTTGGCGCAGTGTAAGCGTTACCGCCAAAGACGTGATCAAGAATCTCAGTCTCTAGATAGTTAGTGAAGCTCATCCAAGTCCCCTGTTTTTCATAACGAGACCAACGCCAGAATGGACGGCCTCATCGGATGATTGATTAAGACGCTGCATAGCAGCACCAAAGATTTGCGCCCATACCGCTGTTCGAGCGTCATCAGCTAGATATGGCGCGCTATGTACCAATGAGCCATATAGATACACATCTGGTGCCTCAGTGAGTAACCAGTTGGTAGTGTTTGAATCTGACAATGCCGGTACACGCTGGTAGTACAACAGCTCTACACCATACGACCCATCAGGTGACGGGAAGAACTCAAATTGATTCTCTGAGTGCCGGTAGTACCGTGGTATGCCCGCTGTATCCAATGCGCCTGAACGCTTATCAGCCATTGTCTGAGCATCTACAAGGTCTAACGCGCGTGTATTGTTGCTTGTTAGGTGTATGCGGATAGTCTCAAGCCAATCACTGGGCTTTGTCATGTACTGACTGTCGATAGTCCCAGTAGCCCGGTTCTCCATCTTGTAGTGACGTAGATCACGCGCAAACTGAGCCTCTGCCAGTGAGATAAACGTCGGGATAACCGATGTCAGATCGTCACGGTTTAGGAAGTCAGCAATAGAGCTTTTCAGCTCAGAATAGTTAGTCAGTGCCATTACTTACGCTTCTTTTTAGCTGTTTTAGCCGCTTTCTTAAACTGTTTAGCTGTAGGCGCGCCTTTTTCGCCAGGCTTTCGCATCTTCTCGCCAGAGCCTGCTTTAATGCGCTCACGCTTAGCATGAATGTTCGCATACAATCCTCGCTTACTTGGCATATGGCTTGCCTCGCTTTTTACCTTTTTTCTTTTTACCTTTATCGTATGGCATTACTTCCAGCCCTCCCGCGCTTTGCGCTTGGCTTTTTGCGTTAAGTCGCCGTAATGAAACAGCGGCTTACTAGATTTTGTATGCGCCTTACCGGAGTGCAACGAGCCATCAGGCATCTTGTGGTAACCGCCTTTATGCTCTTTACCGTCCTTCGAGTAATGTTTGACGCCCATGCCCATTACTTTCTCCTCGACTTAGTGCCGGAACACTTCCAGCGCTTACGTGAAAGCCTTAGTGGTGAGTTAGGATTGGCAGCCGCTTTCGGGTGTTTCTTCATCTGACCAGCAGAGCGCGCACAATAAGCATCACCCTTCTTGGTTCCGGGCCTTACTCGCGGGCCACCATCCTTGGCCTTGCCGGCTTGTCCATACGGGACTTTTTTGCCGGAAGCCAATTTCTTTACCTTTGCCTTACCTTTTGGAGGCTTTGCCATATTATATCACCGCTTACAGTAAGAATTCAGTTGCTGCTGTAGGGTTGTAAATTCCACGCTTTGCTTGCGTGCTGAACTTAAGCAATCCTTCTACCATATCTTCAACGATTCCGGTGTATGCCGGGCTGTAGCCGCCTAGCAGCCCCTCACGTTCTTCTGGGTCTTTAGAGCGCTTGACCGGCAGTACATCGCTGTAGTTATACGCCTCCAAGTCTTTTTGCGGTAGTTGTGCAAGCAAGCCTTCTGCCTCTTGCCCTGCCGCTACGGCTGCCGCTGTAACCATCGGATTGGCGTTGACATTGACACCTCGAGTCTCTAAGCCACGCAATATATCTTCCGTGATGCGGCCTGTATAAGGCTTCATCTGCAATGCACGTATTTCTTGCGCAGTTGGTTTTTGTGGATCGCCAACAGGCTTTTGCTGACCACCGAAACGTGCGTCAGTTAACAGCTCGAAAATGCCTACTTCTTGATCAGTACGCCCTAACCCTTGACCGGGGACGCCTGCTGGATACGAGGGATGCCCACTAGCCTGCACAACATCCTTGCCCGTGAATATCTCACCGATGTTCTGTATCTGCGCATCGAGTGCATCTGCCTGACCCGGCTCAGTGACTGCTAGGCGCGCTTGTCCAACACTGAGGCCGCCTTTATCACGGAATTGCACGTCCATCATGTTCATCAGCTCTTTGCGCAAGGTATCTGGCGTGTTGCGCCATACCTCCACGGAGCTAGGATCATCGACGCCTTTCCAGTCTTTAATCTTCAGCCCAGCGCCTACACGCTTGCCTTTGACCATTGACCCAACGCTTTCGTAGTCTTTAATAGCCTGATCGAGCGCTTTTTTCTGCGTCTTATTCATATTGCTAGACGCAAAACTAAGCATGGTTTCGCCGGTCATAGTGGCAAAGTCACCGCCTGTAGGAGCCATACGGAAAGGCAGGTAAACAGGGTTATCGCCCACTTCAGACGCCGCACGCATGATTTGATTAACAACGCCCGGAGCTGACGCCCACACCATGCCGGGATTCTCAAACATGAAGCCCTGACCGCCTTGTAGGTTGATCGGTCTATCAAGAGCTACATCGTCAATGCCAGTCAGCAATCCGCCAGCCTGTGTGCGATCTGACATAGTCGTTACGAACGGACGGCCTTCTAAGTCAGCCAGCGGTATACGAGGTGCGTCCTGCGTGCCACGTTCTTCTATCGTAAACGTAGTGTCTCGTAGCTTTTCCTGCTCTTTCACACGAGGATCGAAGCGAGGATCGAACGCCCGGCCAAATGTCTTTACTACGCCAGCCTCTGCCTCTTCTGGTGTTGCTAATAGTCCAGCGCCTACTGCTGCCGTAGCAGCTCCGCCAAGAATATTGGAGCCTTTGTATTCAGGGTCGAATGCAGCACTAAACAGTGAGCGGATATCTCTCGGGTCAAAAACGGCTTTGTCAGGCGCTCCTGCGGCTTCATTGATTGCAGTTATACCTCGCTCTCTCAGCTCTGCATTTGTGTCAGGCATCTGCGAAATGGCGGTATCGGGATACTGTGCAAAGTAATCACGCATTCCGATTGTCTCGCCGCGCGTTATAAGCGGCATGACCTGCGCACCCTCTTCTGGATTGTACAAATTACGACTTGCATATCCTGACGCCACTTCAGGATTTGTACTCATATAAATGCCGGGGCCAACATTTCCAAATTCGCTAGGTGCAAATTCTGTGAAGTATGCTTTGGTGCCGTGATATTGCACATCGGAAGGGTCGAAGCCCATGGCCTCAGCACGCTGCATACGAGAGGCCGTGTCCATCGGCAAGTCGCCAGAAACAATGCGCTCTGCCACCTCACGCGGGTAGCCAAGCTGCACTAGTTCATCAACGGCCTTTGTGATTGCAGACAGTAAAGCCATAAAGCCTCCAGTATGGAAGCCCGATTATATCAGACAATGCCTGCAAGATTCCTACGTATAGGCTCACCCCAATCTGAGGTTTTCTTGTACCCGATAGCGAGATAGCGGAAAGCATCCGCACAGTGTGATGTCCAGTCGTGCAATGGTCGCTCATTCCAGACCATCATTGATTCGTTGTATTGACGCCTGTACTGCCTAAGACAATCAATACCTCTCTCGCACTTATCCTTGTCAAAGTAGCAGAGATCGAGCATAGACCTTACGGCTTGGATGCCATCGTCTACGTTGAGCTGCGGTGCGATACTGACCGGGCGCACACCCAGGTTATCTAACACCTCTAATCGAGACCGGCCACTGCCCAGCTCTCTGACCCTCACATCATGAGGTAAGACGTGCTGCTCGTAGACGTAGCCTTTCTCTTGGAGTATGCGTGCGTAATGGTCTAGCCCGACCCCGGCATTCTCGTAGTAGTCAATCAGCCTCACTTCAGGGCCGACAAACTGTGCAAACCAGATAGCTGTAGAATCGCCTACACCTAAGTCCCACGCTGTCACTACACCCACTGCGCGCTCATATGGCACACGGTCGATACGGTTCTCGTGTAAGGCGTTAGCCATTTCATTGGTGTAATACGCGCCCTCTGAGAAGATTCTGAAGTCGCCTTCCCATATGTGATCGTAAACATCCGGGCGTTTCTTAAGGTCTTCCTGGCGCTCCTGTTCTAATACATCAGGGAACCACGGGTTATCACGCCAGTTCATTTCTACGATCTTGCACTGCTCAGGCTCTGTTACCCGAAAGCGATAATGCGTAGCGGAGTGTTTGTTCTCAGGGTTCCACGTTACCCATATCTCAGAGTCATCTTCTCGCACTGTAGGGATAAGCTTCTGCCAGGCTGTCTCAGTAACGGTCTCTGCCTCATCCACCCAGCACAGAAGAATACGGGCCTTAGACTTAATGCTATCAAGGTTCCTACGCAGACCGGCAAAGACATAAGTGATGCGCCCATCCTTAGATCGGATGTATCGCTCGCCTATCTCGTAGTAATCCATGAGACAAGGAACAGACCGTATAGCCGACTTGACCTCTTCCATAGAGGATTCATCAAGAGAGTTAAGGTGTTCTCGTGCGCAGAGTATCTGACCTTGCTTTCCTGCTACGCCCCAACGCATACCCCATACAGCAGTCATTAGAGCAAATGAGCGAGTCTTAGCGCTTCCCCGGCCACCGTATGAGCAACGGTATCTAGCTTCCCCGGTAAACAGGTTGGCTAGTTTAGGCGGTAGTTCAATCGAGACCTTTTGCGACAAGTTCAATCACCATTGGTGGAGTCATAGAGCCATCGCTACTTGTCAGATCAGCATCCACTTGCTTGAGGTCAGGTAGCGTCTTAGCAAGCATTTTAAGCCTTAGTTCAGCCTGTGTTTTCTTCTGCTGTACCTTAGCTTGGAAATGCTCATCTTCTTTAGGGTCAAGCTCTCCGATTTCATCAATCAAATCAAAGATATACTCAGCTTTACCCCTGATGCTTAATGCGCGTCTGTTTTCCTCGTCCTTAACAGCGCGTATCTTGTGCCGTCTTGTAGCTGCCACCGTGTCATTCCTCGTCTGGGTGCGGTATTGAGGTAGCCCAGTACAGCCCCATGCTGTGTCCTGCTCTTATCTCACCGTCCATAATGTCACTAGAAGTTAGCGGCCAAGACTCGACTGTCATGTCGTCAAACGCGACAAGTACAGTGTCTTCCTCTTTTGGCATGTTGCCCTGTCGAATGGGGTGCCATTCGATTTCTACCACTTGCAGCATAGCCCCCGCCTCACTGCTAGTAACCCTTGCATTTTAGGGGTTATTGGTGGCTTGATCAATATATTGTGGTGATGAGCTAAATATTGACACACCATACAGGTCGTAATGGCGTAGGTACTTGCGCATGGTGTCATAATGAACGTTATAAATCTTCGCAAGACTCCATATATCTACGCCTTTATCACGTAATTTAACGGCCTCCGATAGTTCTTTTTTTGTAATCTTCATAAATTGCGCCCCCTAACAATTCTGGTATTGGTGGTACTACAGCATTACCTAAGCATTTAAGTCTGTCCATGATTTCGGGAACCCCATCAACTGCTCCTCGAATTCTGGTGTAATCATCCGCTGGTAAAGCCTCATTAATTGCTCTTGCAAATTGCCATCTGCATGATTTTTGCGGATAAGTGCGTATGGATTTCTGAATGTCCAAGCCTTCCACCCTTGTGCCGATGGGGTAAGCAATGATCCATACTCTGTCCCTTCTATGTGAGGCACCAAGGTAACTAGCTGGTATACAGTGCCACTCCGCATCATACCCGAGCGCGGAAATGTCCCAGAGTACTCGCTTAAACCAAGCTCCCCGTTCTCCATTAAGCAGGTTTGTGACGTTTTCAAAGATGGCGTATTGGGGTCGAAGCTCCCCAATAAGACGGGCGCACTCTGACCATAAACCACTGCGCGTTCCGTCGTGTATTCCTGCTTGGTTTCCTGCGACTGAGATGTCTTGGCAGGGAAATCCGCCTGTGATGACATCGACTCTAATTCCATCGGAAACAAGTCGCTCTGCTGTGATGTCTCGAACGTCGTCATATATTGGTACTCCAGGCCAGTTCTTGCGCAATACCTTTTGTGCATAAGGGTCTATTTCACAAAACGCCGCAGTCTCAAACCCTGCGCGCTCTAACCCTAAAGTGAATCCACCAATACCAGCAAATAGGTCAAGGACTTTCATTGCAGTCGAGTTCTTTGAAGTTAGGATGCCCGCGCTCGCCGTTACTATCGTTGAACAGCTTGACGCTTGCGCAATAATGACGTTCCTCTATCACAGCGTCTTCGTAGTCTAGGTTACCAACAAAGCCCAGCGCCAATAGTATGATAAAAATCAGCGCGCCAGCCTGTAGTGTGTCTTTCGCAATCATTTCGTTTCTCCGCCACTCTATAAATTCTTGTACAAGAAAAGCGATCAATATCACAGCAGCGAGAGACCCGTAGATAGCAAGCTTTAATGACATTAATGCACCCCCTTACAAACAGACTAACGTGTTTCGTTATGGCGCACAATACATTTGGACGTGTTTTTGTGGTTTTTGAGGGGCAGAAGTCTGGAGTGCTAACCACTCAGCGAATTCCCGTTTACTTACCGGGCTGGGTAATGTTTAGCAAGTTCTAGCGCCCGCGCATTCTCTAGCTTGTTAACAGCACAGAGATCGAGGTACTCGGACTCAGTAAGTCCTTTCAATCGCCCAACGAGAACACAAACCTCTTCTAGCTTCTCGATGTGCTTGTAGCCGTTGCGAGTACAGAACATGGCACGCTTAACTGTCGTACACATAATCACCTCCAAATAGGCTAGGTAATTATACTACATTTTATGTTATGGCTATACGCCAGCTAATCTATCTTCTTGTTCTTTTATACGTAATTTGTACTCACCGATGAGGTCTAACAGCTCTACTTCCGTGAACTTCTTAACCTGGTGTTTAGACTGGATCAGTTCTCTCATGGCATCCATGCCATAAGTGTCAATCATAAACAGCGAGTAGCTATCCATATTGCCGTTCAGATATTTATTGCAATGCTTACACTGCGGATGGATGTTTTCCTCTAATAGTAAAACGCTATTATGTTTTCGGCTGACAAAGTGGCCTCCATCCATGTCCTTGTAATGGCCCACTTTTCCACAAGTTACGCACTCGCACATCCCGTTGTCGTTCGAGTATTTCATGCGTACCAAGCGTTGTAATAGCGCTGCGGCTTCTTGTTTAAGCTTTGCTACTGTCTTGGGTTTGCGTTTCGGCAAGCGCGAACTTCCTCTCTCTAAAAATAGCTTTCTCGACTGTACCACACTCACAGTGCCAGCCACGTAGTTGATATGGCGGCTCGTTTGTGACGATTATGTCCATTCGCTTATTGCACCTAATGCAACGCTGTTGCGGTATGCGTGATGTACTCATCGATGCTATCTGAATCCCCCGCTAACGCCGTGAACCACACTTCGCTAAACGCATCCAGCTCCATGTCGATGGTGACTGGCTCAATGAATGGCTCCGCGTAAACATCTGTGTATTCAGGGTTGTCTCTGTTTGTGACTGCGCCACCAATACTTGTAATTAGTAATACGACCGATCCCCCTCTTGCCATTGGCACAACAATTAGATCGATCATAGGCTGCCTCACTTATTAATCATTTTGTATGAGATCGTATTATACGCTACCTGACCGTAGTCTTTGTGATAAGTGATGACATTTGCTTCGCGTCCGCTAAGCCAGCCGCCCCGGCTTGAGTAAGCATCAGCACTTGCAAGTGTTCTATGTTGCTCCACGACCATAAGATTTGTCTCTTTCTTGTCAATGGAGTGATAGTGTCCCATGTGAGCGTAGGCGTGTTCTGTCCTACCAAACACCTCTCGATACTTTGCGGCAAACACGGTGTCCACGTTAGCGACTTTACGCTTGTGGCCGTGATGGAAGAATAAAGCCGTCTTGCCAAACTCATAACAGTAGTAAGTGTCTGCTGAGTTGTCGATGTAAACGCGCGGCTCATTTTCATACAAAGCCGTCAGTAACTCACGCATCCAGATAGCAGAGTATGGGTCATGATTAGCGTCACACCACTTAACGTGGACCTCTTTGTGTTTTTCGAGAAGCATCTTAATAACTTGCCGGGTGACACGGATCGTTGCTCTTACTACTTTGAAGGCCCGTGAGTCAGCATCAAGTAAATGCTTAGACGCTGGCGTTAACGGCTCTAAATCAAAATGCTGAAAGTCGCCTAACTGTGCATATACCGCTGTATCGGCCTCTGGGCTTATTCTGATAGCTTCTGCAAACCATTTAACCAACGTCCTTTCCGCTATCTTTAAATCCCAGTCATCGTTTTGCGTCTGACCAGAGGCGTTAACCTCATCTTTATCAGCTAACATACCCATGTGGTAATCAGTAATAACAAAGCAGTTGCATAGGTTGGCTGCGTTAACTTTTGGTGCTTTGACGGGCTGGGCCGGCTCTATCTCGTCGGCCATGCCCTTTACGATTTCACGCATAACCTCCAGTTGCTTTTCGGTGTCTGCGCGCGTCTTAACCCACGTCATGATGGGCTTATTATCAGCGTCGTATAAAATTGACTCGCCCCTGATTACCTGGCCTTCAGGTACGGGGTTTACTTGATCGTGGCGTGGTGAGAAGCCTTGCAGTGCGCTTTTCTTTACGACCATCTGCAATCGTTCTTTAATCGTACCGCGAGTTACATGAAGCATCTCTGCCGCTTTGTGCAAAGAATGCCCTTGTATCCAGCACATCTCTGCGGCTTCTTTTTGTTTTTCTGTGAGCGTTATTTTTTCTATTACTTGTTCTGCTTCATGTGGCGTGAACGCTTTTGCTAGATTGCGCATCATCTCCCCCCAGAGAAATTAGCGACCGAACCTCACATCGATATCATGAGTTTCTGCCATGTGCTTGGCAATGACTCGAAACACGTCGTCTACATCGTGCATCTTTAGTTGCGTCACGGATTTCTTACCAAACAGCGCTTTCTGTACGGGTCGCCAAATGATCTCCTTCACTAGCTTTCCCGTTGGCTCTATCGGCAGTGTTACAACCTGTTGCATGTCATGACCACTTGCTGCTAAAGCTCTAGCAATGTCATCACAGTAAGCATGAATTGCTTTCATTTGTTGCGTAGTTAATTTCGGCTCGAGGATTTCGTACACCTTGCCAGCATCCCGGTGTTCCATAATGTACTGACAAAACTGCTCGGCCTGGTACTTATTATTCACCACCCAGCGCTCGCTCATGCTTCTACCCTATCGCCGTTCAGCGTCACATACTGGCCGTATTGCTTTAGGCATCGCTTGCGAAACGCCTCTGATTCCATAAAATCGTGGGTCAAACAATCCACCGATGTCCAAGCCTTCAGCCCGATTTTACCACGAACTTCGTTATGAGGTATCTGGGCCGCAAAGGGAGAGATACCGCGCTCCTCTTTGCTGGCCTTGTTTAACCAAGCTGTGATAAACCTTTTTATGCCTTTCGGCGTCTTACGCTTAGAAGGGTTGGCATCGCTCCACGCGGCCATTGCCAGAAGCTCCCGGTACACGTCAATGTCTGGGTAACTCTGTTGCAGGTAGATAGAGTATTCATCGTCTACCTCGAAGTATGTACCGTCATTCAAAATAATCATCCACACTTTCCCTTTTGATGTCGCTACGCGACAAGCAATCAATTAGTTAATAATGACGAGCGTTGATTACTGTATCGAATCTTGACATCTATCCGCTTGACCTGCTCTCGGCCAACGGGGCGCATCATGAAGAGGGTCAACTCCGTCTCCGAGGTTCTTTGGTTCCTCGGCCTAACGCCCAGTAATCTCTGACAAAGGGAAGAAATAAGTAGTTATGGGGTGTCCAAGGGTGTCCAGAGACGTCCCTTCGTGTATACTACTCATGTCTTACTTAGCCGAGTTAAGACTATCACTAACTACCGCCACGGTACAAGTGACTCCCTTAGCCCCTCACTCGAGGGGCTTTTTATTTATAAGCAAACGATATTCATAAACACCATTGCCTTTGTGACGTCGCTCTACTTCGTGCGCGCCAAAACGATCTTTGCGCAAGTGTCGTAATTGAGCGGACACTGATGCCTCAGGGTCACCGGTACAGTCTGCAATGCTGCGCAACGTTTTCCACTCGCCAGCCTTAACCTCATTCCATACACGCAACAACTGACCTCTCAACCGAGGATTGTCACGTCCTGGCTGATAGTCTGCGCCATCGAAATTTGGTATTTGTTTTGCAGTTGTTGGATCAAAACTCATTGCTCTTCCTCCCAAGCTAAAAACTCTTCAAACGTCAAACCAAAGTATTCGCAAACATCGATCATTCGAGAAAGCTTCATGTCTTCGGCTTTTTTCCATCGGTGGATTGTCATAGGAGTAACCCCCATTTCTTTAGCCATTACATGACCATGAGGGTCACCACACGACTCTAATAATGCGGTGATTTGCTCACCGACCTTAAAATGGAATGTCATCCGAAAGGAATCCTTCTGATTGTGGAGCCAGAGCTGCACGCGCTTGCTGCATGCCCTTGTTGTGCGCCTCATCCTTAAGCTTAGTGCTAAGACGCATGTAGGTATTGCCATTCTTATCTTTTGCTAACCACGCATTTAGCCAGTGGTCAGCGCCATTCGCATCCATGTAACTGCCCTTGTAGTCAGGATGCTTTTCATCGGTTTTTTTGTCGTTCTTGAATAGAACGCCCCGGTTAGTGTTGTCATACTCCATTAGCTTTCTCCTAAAATTAGCTTTCTAGCTTCGTTGAACTCGTTGCTCTTAAGATCATTACGCTCAGCAGTTGTAAAGATCCCTCCCTTACTGGGCGCAACCCATAACGCTTTTTTGTCCTCGTTACTGATCTCGCCCCACGCCTCTGCCACGGCCTCCCATGCCTGTAATGCGAGGTGTTCTTTGATGAAGTACACAGACGCATAGTTGCGCTGTAGTGCTTCGTTGTGAGCCATCAACGGCCCTGTATCGTTCTGCTGACTAATAGCATTAGCTACCTCATCGGCAGACGCATACTCAGTACCAGCCAAGCCCAGCGCAGCCAATGCGCGACCGATAGCTGACGTCTCCGCATTCTCTAAGGCAGACGTGCGGTTAATTTTGCTCGCGGCCCTAACCTCTTCTGCAAAGCCTGTGGCTAACAACCTGCCCTCTTGATTGCTAATGCTCGCCTTCATAACCACAAGCGCGTCATTAGCCTCTACCAGCTCCGTACTGATGGTGTAGTCAGGATGCTTTTCCCTAAACTCATTCACTCGGTACGCAACCGTTTTGTACTGTTTGCCGTGAATCGGCACAATTCCTTCGGTCATCTCAAACTCCCTTTGCCATTTCTTCGTAGGTCACGTCCTCGTAACCCTGTTGTGGTGCTGCGCTCTGCGCATACTCAACACGCGCAAGCTCTTCGCCAGCCGCGTAGCCTTGCGAGAACGCATCGCTCATGCGTGGCCTTACATCCAAGTACCGACCAGAGTAGCCACACTCAAAGCCGTGGCGATACTCCCTGGCTAACACTTGTGATACCTGCTTCCAGCCTTCGCTCATTACCTGCTCGTAATCAAACATTAGCAACCTCCGTAAGCGCGCGCGTTGATGATGATGTCGAATTGACGCTCTAAGTTTTCTTCGACAGTCGGATAGGCATAAGTCCATAGCGTGTCGCGCAAACCGTCGATAAACGGATCGCTTGGACGCTCAGGCGCAAACAAGTTGATTAGGAACTCTGCGGGATTGTTGGCACGCAACAAAGCCTCGGAAAGGATCTCTCCGTACTGCTCTTCTACCTCTAAAATAAGATAGCCACGGTCTTGCATGCTCAACTCATTAATTCGCTCCAGGTCGCCGCCTACCTGATCGTACAAATCAACCGCGTCATACATCACTTCTACACTTCTAAACATGGTTAAGTCTCCCTTATGTGCAACATTGCACAGGGATACAATAACAGTTCATGTTATAGATAACAACTATTGTTATTTAATTAATACGATCCAGAGCGAATCATGTTAGTGACTTCGATAGCGCGCTGACCCACTTGGGTAGCCCACCGGGAGTCTAAAAACTCATCAGCCGCCTTCTCGTAATCGCCTTCTGCCATTGCGGCCATAGCGTTACGAAACCCAAGCAACCGGGTTAGACCAAGGTTAAAACAAAGATTGGTTAGGGCGTCTTGGCGCACCTCATCAAGATCTACGAACCAAGATAGTGCGACCAGTTCTTGCTTGCACCGTTTTATATCATTAGCGAGCAGGTAATCGATTTCATCGTCTGATAAACCTAAGCCGCCATCTTCATCTATGTTGCGACCGACGCCGACAGTAATGTAATCAGCGCTGCACTTATAAGCGTGCGTCCTGACGCCTTCATGCCGCTTCAACTGCTCGATTAATTTGCTCATTTGTTTTTAGACTGACTGGCACCGAAGTAGAAAGAGATTACCGAAGACACAATCCCCCCCAAATATCCCAACACCAAGTTAACGATCCCATCGTCATTTGCTTCTGGAGGCTGAATAGTAACAAGCAAAACATAGCCACCGAAAAGCAAAATCGAAATGAGCGCAATAGTGCGAGCTGTCCAATCTTCTCTGAAAGACTCTCTAGCATGTTGAGCATCCTTTGTTTCTAATGCGAATACATCAACCTCAAGCTCTTTCATCCTGACTTCAAAGTCAAGTTCAGCTTTTTTAATTTCAGCTAACTGTTCTGGAGTAGCCTGCTGGAGAGCCTTTTCAATTTTCTGAGGCGTAGGATCACAGCCTAATACGTTAGCCAGCATGCCAGCCGCTGCACCACCTACAGGGCCGCCAAGCGCCGCGCCAATGGTAGGAGCCAGGTCGCCAACCAAACCTTTGATTGCATCGAACTTCATCGCATAAATTCCAAGATAGTTAACAGAACGGAAATAACAGCGATAACGATGGTGCCGCCCCACATCATAAACTTCTCAATGCGCTCGAAACCATAGGCTGTTTTGCTTTCTAATTTATCAAAGCGTTCGTGGTGCTTGTTAAGTGTGTCTTGTATGTTCTGGTATCTCACGAGACACTCTTTTTCATGCGCCTCTAATCGTATAATTGCTTCCCGGCCTACGTTTTCCATGTCGTCATCCACTGCTAAATGGAAGAGAATCTAGCGCCTGCCAAAGATTCTCGATTTCCGTGTCCACGCGCTGCAACACGCGCTCACTCTTTTCCAATGACTGCACACGGGATTCTACCGTTAGCACAGCCTCCGCATTTGATTTCTCCACGGCGGAAATCCGGTCCCGCAGATCCAGTAACTCTTTCTGTGCTTGCATTATAGCTTCTAAATTAGCGCCAAGCTCGGCTAATTTTCCTTGCAAAGAGGCAATGTCGTTATCAACTAGCTGTTGCTCCATGTTCGATATTGTTACCTCATACTTCTGTAAGGCCGTAGATTGCCCCTCAGAAAGCATTTCAAACTTGCCCTCTATAACCTTTGCCCTTTCCTCAGCGTCTCTTACAGCGTCTTCCTGAGCGTCTAAACGCGAAAAAAACTCACTTGCGGCCCAGATTCCTGATCCAATAGTGCCGGCAAACGAAAACAAAATTGCTATGTACACCCCTTTAATAGAGGTTCCGCCTACATTTAGCTCTAGGTCATCAAGGGCCATAGACGCCTAACTCCTCTAAGCACGCTTCTCTGTCTGCGGCAAACCAACATCCGCCTTCAGGGCTTGTATAGTAAAAAACAGACTCTGCGCCCACTGACATAATTTCAGTGTCTTGCATGAAATAAGGGTTCACATCCAGCATTACTGTCATGTTGTAGTCGATAAAATCAACACTGACGATGCCTGTCATGTTGTCAAAAAATGCGTCACCGGCCTCTGAGTAACTTGCAGTGTATTGTGCGGCGGCGTCGTTTGCTTCTGCTATCAACGTCTCGTCATTCGCTACTGCAAAAAAACTAGCAGCCTGTTGTGCGATTTCAACGACATCATCCATCGATTGGTTATACGCAGTAACTTCCTCATCTGTTAAAACTACAGCATCTTGATTGTCGTTTATGTAGTTTTGCACTTCCAAGGCTCCTGAGTCATCGGGGCTATCTTGTAAGCTCTCAGCAAGGTCAGACAACGTAGCAACTTCTATTAATGCAGTAGCCGCGTCTACATAACTATCAATTGCAGCGTCTAACAGGCTCATTTGATCGGCAGCTTGCTGGTCAAAAAATTCTTGTGCGCCCATGTTAGTAAACGAGCCAGCTTGCATAGCTTGAATGGCGGCGTTGTAAGCTAGTTGTTTTTCAGCAGTAATGTAGGCGTCTTTGTTTGCAAGGATATCGTTGCCAGGTATGCCGCCGTTTTGCGCTACATTTAACATACCGCCTACAGCGATAATGCCGTTTGAAAACTGCTGGCGTAAATCTCTACTGGCGGTAACGAGGCTGTCTAATTCATTTGCTCTCAGCGGTGCGGAAACGATCAGACAAACTGCCAGTATCCACTTCTTCGACATCCTCTTCCCCTACGCCTAAAATACGGTCATACCACTCTTTATCGTCTGCGTACCCCGGTATATACAATTCTGGTGCTTGTTTCAGTTTGAGGTAGCTCCGACGTCCCACTACTATTTTACCACGATCCACTAATGGGCATGGACTTCCACTTACTAATAAAGCTTTGTAAACATCACTGTCTTGGCACATTAGACTTACGGCAGCTATTTTTAATCCAAGTTGCGATAAGACCAAGGCGTTTGCTCGCTTGTTACACAACGGGTCTTGCTCATATGAGCCGCGCGATATACCAAAAGTAAATCCCTGCACGCCGTTTGATGTGCTTTTCAAACACGACTGCACCCCTGAGCTTATTAGGCTAGGGGCTATGGCGGTGCTAGTTGGCATCGATTTAGGAGCGTTGCCGTTATAGGTAGTTGTAGAGTTATTGTTGTTGGAGTTCTGCTGCGAAAGATCGCCCTCTAAATAATTATCGGGCGTCTCTGGATTGTTGTCTGGTGCTTCTGGGTTAGTGCGTATTTCTTGCGCGCCGACAGGCAATGCTAAAAGCAAGAGCAAAACACAGACTCGCATTAAATTTTTCCTTCAACTATCCGCAATTTTTTAAAGTCTGGATCATTGAGCTTACGCATGATTAGCTTGCTTCGAGCATCACGATCATCCCAAGCCACGTTTTCTTCCTTCATCCATTGCGCCAGTAGGTGCATAGGAATAGAGCCAACACACCATGACTCTGGGAGCTTACCGGCACCCATTGAGCGAAGCATTTGTGTGCGCTCTAAGTAGGGCGTGTTGTCAAATTCTTTTTCGACAGTAAAAGTGCCGTCGTGATTGTTATGAAACTTTTCTTTAGTCTTCACTGTTTTCTGCCTTTTTCTTCCGCGCTGCTCGCTTTCGTTTTACTGCAACAAGTTCCAAATTTGTTCCATGTGGAACAGCTTGCTCTTCAGTAATGTCTACCATGTCGCCACGGACATGCTTCTTGCCGTCTATAAACAGCGTGCTGATAGTTACTTTATACATATTTAAGCTCCAAAAAAGAGGGGGCCGAAGCCCCCTAAGCCACAATCAGACTTATGAAGTTGTGCAGTCTGCGATGATGCCTGAAGCCTTCTCATTCTTACAAATAAGAGTTAGCTCAGTAGTCACCTGGCGTGTAGTTGAGTCACCAGTCTTCGCAAGCGCGATGTTCTTGGTTGGACGAAGAACACCAACGGCCCACATGTCGTCTTGCATAATGAAGACGTCACGCGAACGGTTCTCACGCGAAGGAATGAACTCTACTGTACCCCAAGGTGTAACGTAGACATCCATGTGCTTGATTACACGCTCGTCTTCTGCCTTAACAGTTGAACGCTGGTTGTTGTTCCCAGCAAAGCCAAGAGCTACGTTCATCTGGAAAGCTGACAAGTAAACAGAGTCAGGGTTTCCACCTTGCTCCCAAATTGACTGCATTACGCTGTCAAAACGAGTCTGTGAGAATGCAAGCAAAGTTGTAGTCTCATCAGTACGTGCGTCAGTTCCATCACCAGTAGGATCAGCACCTTCGTTAGCACCGAAGCTAGTGTTGGTGATCATCCACGCTGGCGCACCAGCAAGCTCACGAGCTGTAGTTGAGTTACCAGCTACACGCGCGTTGTTGTCGAAAAGCGCCTTCTCAATGTCAAGCTTCTGCTCTTTAGCAGTCTTAAGCATCTGGTAAGCGATTTCTGCTGCACGACCTGCCTTCTTCAGACCTTCGTCTGTGTCAGGAATGTTTACTGCGTTCTTAAAGATTTGAGTGTAGTTACCCAAACGTGAAGTCGCAGTACGCGCAGTTGCAGTAGTTGCATCGCCTTCAATGTGGGCGTTAGCCGCTGAAGAACGAAGTGCATCTGTCTGCCACTCGTGCAGTGTGTTAGCAGCTTTTACTTTCGCGCAAGCTGAATAAAAGGGAGTTTCCTCCGGCGATACGTCATAGATGACGTCTTCCAAGTCTTCCCGGATACCGACAGCATCATAGCTGTCAAAAGAGTTAGTTGGCTGTGCCATGATAATTACCTCTATTCAAGAATTAAGCTCATAGCATCTTGGATGCTTCCTGAGCGTTTAAGTTTAGATCGAGCCTGCCTACTATCATTGCGATTGGATGCTGTCTTTTTAGATCCAGCTTTAACAACCTTGCCCCGTGGGCCTTTGGTGGCCTTTTCGACCGCCTTGTCTTTACCACGCATAATCTCTTGATACTTGATGGCGTCGTTCAATACACGTATTGCCCGGTGATCCATCACAGCGGAGATTTCTTCTGGCTGATAGCCATATATCTCTGTACCCATTCTGAGCATAGAGTCGCGTGTTTTGGTTGCTTTTTCTGGATCGGAAAACTCAGGCATAACCTGACGTAGCGTCTCCATTTCGCGTTCCAAATAGGCTTGTTGTGCTTGCTGTTGAGCTTTTTGCTGGTAAGCAAGCGTGTACTGCACTTGAGACATATCTTTTTGATATTTCTCCATTGCAGCGTCGTATCGAGCTTTATCTTGGGTGTATCCAATAGGATCACTTTCAATAAGTGTCTCGTCTGGCGGAATCGGTGCCTGGGCAAATCCGGGTGCTTGCATCTTTTGATACAAGGCAAGTACCGCTTCGCCCGCCGATGCCAGTGTCGCATTAGCGGTTTCGGCTTTCTTTCGCAGGTCAGCGACTTCCTGCATACCTTTCTGAATGTACTTCTGACCACTGTAACCACGTTGAAGCTCGTCTAGCGTGACCTCTACCTCCGTTCCATCTATCTTGACGGTGAAGGTGTTAGGCTGCTCTGCGACCTCTTCCTCTTCGGGTTCTTCTTGGTCTTCCTCTTCAGTGTCAGGTTGCTCCGCTACCTCTTCTTCTGCTTCCTTTTCAGGTTCTTCAGAAACTTCAGCTACGGGCGCTTCCTCCTGCTCTGGTTCCTCGTTCTGAACGAGTAGGTCTACTGCCGATTCGATGGTGCCATCGAATTTCAATTCATCAGTCGTTTCCACGGTACTGATCTCCTTTGTTGTCTATCAAAGATCGCTTCATCTGTGAGGATGACTGCCATACGATCTTCAATCTTCGCTAACGCCCTAATAATGTGATGGGCTTCCTCCCGGTCTTCCGTAGAAGAGTGCGGGTTTAGGAAGACATTGGCTGTGTCTTCTCTAATTTCGTCGATCAGCGTGTTAAAGCTTTCATCTTCCTGAAGTCGCTTTACATGCGCTGCCTTGTCCTTAATGTTCAAAACGTACTACCCACTGCCGCTGCTGCCGGCTCTGCCTGTGGATATCGTGGTGCGTTTTGCATCTGTTTGATTCGCTCTACATCAACGGCTGTGCCGTATTTGCCAATAACTTCTGCGGCCGCAATCAACAGGTCTTGATCCATTTGATCACGCTTGCGGTCATCGTCTGCGATTGCCTTCTGTGCCTCTAGCTGTAGCTTGAGCTGATCAGACTGCATCTTAGCTTGTGCCTTGATCTGCTCTGCCTGCAAGTAAGCCGCGTTAGGATCGCCTTGTTGCTGTCCTTGTCCTTGCTGTTGCTGCATCATCATCTGCTGCTCCATCATTGGGTTGATGGGCATGAAGTAACGCTCGCTATTGCGTACACCATTGACCGCTAAGATGTCTGACAGTGTGTTGCGGATGTTAGACAGTGAGACCATGCCGTTACCGGGGCCGTAGCTTTGGAATATTTGGATCTGCATTTGTAGCGCCTGGTTAAGCACAGCAACCTTTTGATCTTCGCGTCCAGTACCGAGGCCGACGTTGATAGATACATCCATGCCAAGATTCCATGACCGGGGATCAACTGGCACATAGCTTTGGCCTTGCAAGCGCATCATCTGCTCTTCATCGACGTTCTCAACCATCGTCTTCAACATGAGCTTAAACATCTGGCGCATGCCGCCTTCTGCAAGGTTACGAGCCATGACCTCAATCTGTGCCGCCTGAGCCTGCATAGTGGCCGCTACAGCCGTTGCAGTAGTGCTTTGTAGTGCATCAGGTGACAGGCCAGTAGACGCCTTAGTAACGCCGGTCTTATCTTCTACCTGCTGATCGAAATACTGTAAGGCAGAAAGGGTCTGACCAGCGACGAATGGGACAGCTTGTGGCTGTACAGCGCCTGACTGCTTCACCCGGATAATACCACCGATCTCATTGTTCAGTAGGTCGCCGATATTCACCGCGCCATCAACTACCTCGACACGCGGGTTGTTGGTTAGTGCAACGTTATCGAGGACACCACGGAGCATAGCTGTGGCTGCGTCTTGGTCGTTAAGAATTAGATCGGCAACTGACCGGCCGTAAAATGTGTGTGGCTCTGGGTCTACCTCAAACACTGCGAATGGGATATGACCACATGGCTCGTAATCCAAAAGCTTATATTGGTTACCGCCAAGTGTTACCTTATGTAACGTGGGTACTCCAGTGCCATTTACGTCAATCTTGATGTACGCCTCAGTAACTGCCACCAAGCGCATTGAGGGGTCTTGTACGTCCTCATCAGAGTAATCTTCCTCGTAGCCCCTACGCTGGTACTCTTCGACCTCAGAGAAGGTGTCAGAGTGCTGTAGGCCGCTTAGATCGTAGACTTCTTCGTAGTCGTAACCCATAGCCACCAGATCGCCCACACGCATCTCAGTACGGTGAGCAACAACGTAGTAATCGTCGATAGAGCGAGAGTTACGATCAATGAAAAACTCTTCTGGAGGTACGCTCTCAACGCACATCTTGCCGCGATCAACCGTGCGAGCAATTTTAAGATCATGGCGTGGCGATTCCACCTCCATGCCGAACTGATCCATTTCCATAACCATTTTGGTCGTATGCTTAATGACCTCAACGTTTTCCTCGTTGACCAAGACAGAAAACTCCATCTCGTTGAGATCTTGAAAGTCAAAGACCTCTTGCTCCTGGTACATATCCCAGTAGACCTTTGCAATGCCCACTTTCTTGATAAGCGCGTCGTGAAAGACATCGTTAAGCACCCGGTAGCCGTTCAGCTCGTTGAACTGGTAGTGCATGTACTTAGTGGCTTGTTCGGCCATTGGTACGTCTTCTTGGTTGCGCGGTACAAACTCTACCGGCTTGTCAGTCGATAGAAACACGCGCATGAGAGAAGGCTTAATAGCGCGTATGGTGTCGCGCACTTTTGTAGATACGACCTTAGACCGGCCATCCTCTTCACCGATATCTGTCTCACCATCGAAGTAACGCTGCGCCTTGATACGGTCTTCAGCAATCTCAGATTCGCAGAAATCGACAGCATCCTGCACGGCCTCGCGTGCAATGCCCTCAATGTCCTGCTCTGTCATTGGTTTCAATTCCATTATTGCTCTTCCTGTCCTTCCGCGATGCGTTGCGCTGTTGGCCCAGTCTGTGATGCAAGCTGACTAACCAAACTGCGTTTTTGCTCCGAAGTTAAATCTCTTGCGTTATAGATGATACGAGCGATGCGTTCTTTATTCTGTGGCGTCATCAATAAAGCACCGCCGGCCAACAAAGCGCCCGATAACTGCTGGAATATTTCTGTGCCGCCCATTGCACCAAATCCGCCAGTTGCGGCTATAGTCTGCTTCAAGCCTATTGTTTGGTTCTGGCCTAATCTGTTAACGGCGCGCTCTAAAGCCTCTTGCGCTGTCAGTAACTTAGAGATATCCATCCCTGTTTCGCCGTAGCCTTCTATCGTTTCTCTTAACGCTCCACGCGCCCCTGCGGCTGCCTCTTCTGTAATGCGCGTACTCAACGGCGGCGTGGTTGGAGTGATACGATCATAATTCAGCTTCTTATCTAGCTCTTGCCTAAGCTTACGCACTTGCGATGGCGTAAACTCTTGTGTGCCGGTGCCTACTTCTTTTGACCACTCTGACAAATATGAAGTAATTGTGCGCGCATCAGCTTGCGCAGTAGGATTAACGAATGGGTCAGATAGCTCTTCACGCAACTGTGCAACGGGCCGTGTTAGTTCAAATAGCGAGATAGTTTTGCCTTCTTTTTCCGCCATGCTGATTAATCGATCGAGGTCTGCCGTCCTACTATCAATAATTTTATTGAGTTGCGTTAAGCCTTCTGGGCTGACAGGTATGCCTTCCTCTAACAGGGTGCCAATAACTTGTTGGCGCGTGGCTTGTTGCCCCATGCGTGAGCGTGGGCTTGTCCCCATCTTTAAATTAGTTTCATAGGTAGACTCTGGAAAACTGCGCACCATTGGCACAACTGCCGATCCGCTAACAGCTAAACCAGTTGCGGCTGCTAATGGGTCAGTAGCTTCTAATACGCTACCAGTCCTTTGTAGCGCTTGAGCTGCCGTTTGTCCTTTCCCTGCTTTTTTAGCTGCAACTTTGGCTAAGTTTGCTGCAACTTTTACAGGCGCTCCAACGAGTGCGACATCTGACATAAATCCTATAGGATCGTCATAAGCTGTTTGCATCGCTTTACGCACGCTTCCGTAACGTCTTGTGTAATACCCGCCTAATGCATCGAGACCTTCACCTGTAAACATCTCTTTGACGCCTTGAGCGACTAACAAAGGATCAGTAAACACTGTGGCTAAATCGCTCGCATATTGTTTTGCCGAAGGGGCGATGTTTGCCAAAGCGCCGGTATATGTGTATTCACGGTCACCGATTCCAGCCTCTCTTGCAGGCAAGCTTTGCCGAGCAAGGTTAGCTCGCGCTTTTGCTTCAATTTCGAGCTGCCTTTGAGTTTTAGCCATTGTTGTCATCCTCTAAGTAGGCTTTGCGATCTTCTGCCGTTAGAGCATTCCACGCATCTGACCCAAGCGTCCACGTTGCTGGAGGTGTTGCTAATTCTACCGTTGCAGTGCTTTCGCCGGCCTTAAATACTTCTCCTAAAAACCCGAAGTTGGGCAACGTCGCCGACGGTGAGATTTTTGTAGATTCAGTTTCGTAATAAGAGCGCAGTCCTTGGTGCATCTCTTCTGCGCCGCTATACAGCATTCCCGCTCTATTCAAGAAATCATTTCTTTGCTCTGGCAACAACATTTGACCTGTCTCAAGCCTTTGCACTGCTTGCGCAACAAAAGCAGGAACAACCGTGCCTGCGCCCTCTGCTCGCGTCAAAGCAGCTCTCGCTCTTGCTGCTGTCGCAAACTCGCTTTCACGTACCACTGATCCGGGATCGAGAACTTTCATAAAGTTGAAAATCAATGACAAGTCGCCAGCGGCGCTTGGATCGGTTGCTGACTGCACAACACGATCATAAGCGGTTGCTTGCTTTGCAAAATCTTTTGTTGCTGGCAGTCCGGTGTATTCTTTTCTCAAGTCTGAAATTTGCTTAGTTTGCTCTTCAGTCAAGCCTGCCGTGTCTTCTGGCCCAAACAAAACTTTGCCGGTGGTTGGGTCGATGTAACGCTGATCTTTTCCAAGCACCACGCCTTTGGCTGGCGTCAATGCGAGAGTAAGCGCCTCGCCTGCCATAGCTGGATTTAGTTCCACAGCTTGTGCAAGATCTGGCCGGCCCATATTCTTTAAATACTCAACAGTGCGGTTGGCAGTCTGTGCTTGCTGACGTCGCTCCTGCACGCCAGTTGCTCGCGCTTGCACTGCTTTTGTTAAATTCGGGTCTGGTTGAAATCGTAAAGAATTCAAAGCTGCGACAATTTGTGCGTTTGCCACAGGATCTTGTAGTGCATCCATTGTCCTGCGTGTGATGCGGCTGAGTAAACCGGGTTTTTCTGGCCGTGCAGTTGTAGAGCCTCCAGCAACGCTAACGGCCGGTTTCATTGCTTGCTGTCTTGCTGCTTGCATTTGCTTCTGTAACGCAACGCCCTCTGGGCTTTCTGCACGAGTCATAGCTTTTGCATATGCTGAAGCGTCAGGCACTGCTTGTCGCTGTCGGGCTTCAAGCATGCGCATCAGCTCTCGATCATCTTGTTGTGTAGAGCCAAAACCTAAATTCGCAACCATAATTCTATCCTTGTGGCCCTTTAATCATTGCCATCAAATCTAATAAGCCTTGCATTTTTTCCTCAGTGCTTTCTAGCTCTACAGGTGTGATCGGGATCATGCCGCCACCTCGTTGCATCTCTAATAGCCCAACGTTCATTGGCTGCGCTTGGCGCATTGTCTGACGTTGCAAAGCTTCAATGTATTGGTTAATCCCTGTCTGTGGGTTTGTTTCTTCAACTGTAGGTAAAGGCTTAAACCCAGAGTAAGTACCCTGAGCGTCAACCTCCATAACTTTCTTTAGCTCATCAAGAAAGCTCACGCCAGCAATGCTCCGTAGTTCACCATCTGATAACCATTTTCACCGACGCTTACCATCGATGGATCTGTCTCATCGGCCATCACACCCATTGAGTTACCTGATAAGCCAATCTCGCCTGCCTTGTCGTTCCATGTCCACGAGTACACATTTTGACCCGATGGCAACTTACCGACTTGCGTAATATTTGACTTCAGCCGTCTGTCAGAGAAAAGAGGTGCAGCTGTCGCAGCAGCCGTCAGGTAATCCATAAGGCCAAGCTGCTTAGTGGTTTGCTGAGACTGCGGTGTAGGTGTAGCACCCAATGCTTGAGCGTAGTAACCAAGCGCCTGAGCTGGGTAGTTACGGAAGCCTTCAAACTGCTGACGTGCAGAATCCATGATCTGCTGCTGAAGCGCTTGTTGCATAGCGCCCTGCTGTCCCATTTGTTGCTGTACTGTCTGGCCCATGCCAAAGCCAAGGTTAGCTAGGCTGCCAAGCTGAGAAGCCGCTCCTAAGCGTTGCTGAGATCCTGCTAGACGTGCTGCCTGGTTAGCAAGCTGCGCCTGCATACCTTGACCCAAACCAAACTCTTGTGCGCGCTGACCCATGCCTGCTTGCTGTGCGGCCGCCTGTAGTGCTTGACCGAAGCCTTGCTGTCTCAGTGATGCCGCTGTGCTTGCGCCTTGCTCTAATGCCTGACGTCCTAGCTCTGCCTGCTGGATAGCCTCTCGTGATCCGCCGAATGCTCGTGCGCCTTGGAACTGAGCTGCGAGCTGATTAGCCTGCATTTGACGTTGGCGCTCGATATCACCTAATGCACCGGAAACGACTTGTTGCTCATAAGGGTTTACAAACTGGCCGATTTGACTAGCAATAGTCGGTGCCTGGTAGCCATAACCTTGTACACGAGAAGGCTGGAAGCCCATCTCTGTGCCGGTAGCGCCCATTGCCGCACTTAGACCGCGAGAAGCGCGATCATAAATACTGCCACCTCTTGCGCCCGCATCGACTGGCGCCTGCGGTATTGGCGCTTGCTTAGGCGGGAAACCGGCGACTGGCCCAGCTACTGGATCGAATGGCGGCGTCATGCCCGGTTGTGGCTTCATGCCCATTTGAGGTGCTTGTGCTGCCCCTGCTCCTGCTCCTGCCATGTTACTTACCTCAGCCTACTAATTTAAGCGCACCATCAAAGGTGCCTGTGTTAATAGTTCCACCATTCGGATCAAAACCATCTGTAATCATTGGGTTGAATGATGTTTGTAAACCTAATATTTGCTGTTGCAAAGCCGCTATTTGACTTGCCAAGCCGCTAGGATCGAAGCTTGGTGCTTGCTGTAGAGCTGCAATCTGGCCCTGCAAACCGCTAGGATCAAACATAGGAATTTGACCGATAGCTAATTGGTTAGCTGCTATCTGCTGTTGAAGGCCGCTTGCGTCAAAACCAGGCGCTGTTTCTAATGCGCCCAATCGACCTAATATGCCCGATGCATCAAAGCCCGGAGCCTGTTGCAGTGCGTTGATTTGCGACTGTAGGCCAGTAGGATCGAATGACTCGATGCCGCCTATTTGCTGTTGAAGCCCCTGTATCTGAGACTGCAAGCCAGAAGGGTCGAAACCGGGACGTTGCTGTAAAGCGGCAATCTGTTGTTGCAGACTAGATGCATCAAAACCAGGCGCAGACTCTAAAGCGCTAAGGCGCTGCGTCAATCCACTAGCATCGAAACCCGGTGCCGATTCGAGCGCGCTGAGTCTTTGCGTCAAGCCGCTGGCATCAAAGCCCGGAGCAGTTTCTAACGCACCAAGACGCCCTAAGATACCAGAGGGGTCGAAGCCTGGACGTTGCTGTAAGGCCGCAATTTGCGATTGTAGGCCGGTTGGGTCAAATGGCGTTATACCACCGATTTGTTGCTGTAAGCCCTGTATCTGGCTTTGTAGGCCCGTAGCATCAAAGCCGGGAGCTGACTCAAGGGCGCTGAGTCTTTGAGTAAGCCCTGAAGCATCAAAGCCGGGCGCAGACTCTAATGCGCTGAGTCGCTGAGTGAGAGCAGACGGATCGAAGCCGGGCTGTTGCTGTAGCGCAGTGATCTGTTGCTGTAAGCTCGATGGGTCAAACGTGGGCCGTGACTGCAATGCACCTACCTGCTCTTGCAAACCACTTAGGCGACCCAATAAGCCGCTTGGATCAAATTGCTCAATGCCACCAACTTGCTGCTCTATGCCGCTAAGTCGTTGCTGAATGGCAGATGGGTCGAATGGCTGTAGTTGACTAAATTGGCCCTCTAATCCCGATAGTCGTTGTTGCAAGTCAGAGGCATCGAAGCCAGGCCGGCCTTCGAGTGCGCCTAAGCGTTGCTGTATCGCTGATGGGTCAAATGGCGAGAAGCTTTCTACGCGGCCACGGATGTCGCCAATTTGCTCGTAAATAGCCGTTGGGTCGAAGCCCTGACGTCCCTCCAATGCACCTAGCCTTGCTTGTAAGCCGCTAGGATCGAAAGGCTGCATGCCTTCTACTCGACCCTGCAATCCGGCAAGTTGCTGCTGAAGCCCAGAAGGATCGAAGGTCTCGCGGCCTCGCAACTCTGCAAGCTGCGCTTGTATGTCAGTAGGATCAAATTGCTGAATTCCTTCAACCCTGCCTTGTAAGCCCGCTAGTTGTTGCTGAAGCCCAGATGGGTCAAAGGTTTCTCTGGCGCGTAATTCTGCAAGCTGCTGTTGAATGTTTGTTGGATCAAACGGCGTTATGCCCTCAACGCGACCCTGTAAGCCGGCAATCTGTTGCTGTAGGCCAGATGGGTCAAAGCGCTCTACATTACGCAGTTCAGCGATTTGCTGTTGCAGTGCGGTAGGATCGAATGGTGAGAAGCTTTCAACACGGCCCCTAATATCACCGATCTGCTCATAGATGGCTGTAGGGTCAAAGCCTTGTCGGCCCTCTAACGCACCCAATCGAGTTTGGAGATCAGTTGGATCAAACTGTTGCATGCCACCAACTCGCCCCTCAAGGCCAGCAAGGCGCGCTGTAAGATCGCTAGGATCGAATTGCGGCTGACCTCTTAACTCAGCAATCTGTTGTTGTAGGTTCGTGGGATCGAACTGCGTTATGCCACCCACACGACCTTCTAATCCTGCAAGGCGCTCAGTCAATGCAGAGGGATCGAACTGCTCTACATTCCGCAACTCTGAGATTTGTTGCTGTAAAGCAGTAGGATCGAATGGAGAGA